AAGCAGAAGCGGCGGGTTGGTTTGGCGATTCTCTGTAAATTGCTGTCATGGAATTTCTCCTCGACAATTGGGCTGAGTTGCTTCTTGCCTTCCTGGTATTCGCCAAGGTTGTGGTGAACCTCACGCCCAGCATTAAGGACGATCGGGTATTTACGTACATCGATTTGCTTGTCAATGCTATCATCGCGAACAACACAAAAGACCCTGAATAATGGCCATTCTTAACGGCACCGTATACATCCTGTCTTTGGACGGCACAGCATTGCCCGACCAGACAGAAGGCAGCATTTCCATCAGCATGGAAACGCGCGACATTACCACTAAAGGCTCAGCAGGATACCGTGAGCTTCTGCCTGGTCTTCGCTCGGGCACGATCAGCGTATCTGGATTGGTTGACGACGATGGGTCGGGCGGTGCCAGTGGTACGCTCTTTGGGTTCATTGATGACGGGACAGTTGATGCGGTAAGGGACGAGTCCATTGCCGTGGAGTTTGGTTTCACTGCTACAGCACCGGCAACCGACGAGTACAACTACACCTGTAACTGTATCCTGTCGAGCTTGGAGGTTAGCGCTGCAACTGAGGACAACGTAACGTACTCAGCTACGTTCGAAATCACTGGACCAATCACGCAAACCGTAGCTTAATGAAGCTAACCCTTAGCGGCAAGGAGTTCACACTTCGTTGCGATATGCGTGCCCTGGCTAACGCCAAACGCGAGAGTGGCATCGACATCGGGAAGCTCGATGAGGATGCTGTACAGATTGGTACCCTGGTATACTATTTGGCGCAGTCTGGTGCCAAGCATGCCGACGTTCCATTCAAGTACGAGCTTGACGATTTCTTGGGGTTGATTGATATGGCCGACATCGCGGCTATGACCGAAGCCCTGGTAAAGTTGCTGGGCGCAGGCACAGAAAAAAAAAGCGAAGGGTAAAGCGCTGACAGTGGAGGACTGTATTAAAGTGGGGTTGGGTCAATTGCGGCTCGACCCCACTGCGTTTTACGACATGCTGTTCTCAGACTTTCAGATTGCCGCCGAGGGTTTCTATGAGCTTGAGGAGTTGCGCCAGCAGGCACACTGGGAGCGATCGCGGTGGGTGGCGTGCCTGACGCTATCGCCACACGCCAAGAAGGGCCATCGCATAAAGCCAACCGACCTTGCTATCTTCCCGTGGGAGAAGAAACCAAAGAGCAAAGCCGACAACCGGCTACTCAAAAACGCATTGAAGGGCATAAGCCATGGCAAGACTTAAGGACCTAAAGGTTACAATTGGCCTAAGTAAGAAGGGCTTAACCAAACTGAACGGCGACCTGCGCCGGGTGAAGGGAAACTTCAGGCGCAACTTCGGGGAGATTGCCGCGCTGGCTAGCAACGCCGCGTTGGCCATTGGCACGACATTGGTTGCTGGTCTTACTGCACTCATTCGGGCGGGTGCAAAAATGGAGACCCTGACCGTGAGCTTCAGGAGCATAACGGGAAGCGCAAAGGGTGCGGCCCGTATGGTCGACACCCTCAACAAGTTTGCGGCCAGCACGCCATTCCAACTTGAGAACATAAGTAGCGCGGCCCGCCAGCTGTTGGCTGTAGGCGTCAAGGAAAGCGACTTGACAAAGGAGCTGCGTATGTTGGGCGACATCGCCGCGGCATCGGGAAGCTCCATTGAAGACATCGCGGCAATATTCTCGAAGGTTCAAGCGAAGGGTAAGGTTGAGTTAGAGAACCTGAACCAGCTTGCTGAGCGAGGCATACCCATCTTCGACCAGCTGCGCCAGGTAACCGGTGATGCGAACATGGAGTTCGGGGCTGGATCGGTAAAGATTGAGGACTTCAACAAAGCGTTGCAGGCCATGACCGCTGAGGGTGGGTTTGCTGCCGACTCGATGGAGAATCTGTCGGCCACCACCACGGGTTTGTTCAGCACGTTGATGGACAAAGCCAATATCGCTATGGCTCAGTTTTCTGAGGAGAGTGGTATTACTAGTTACGTCAATGGGCAATTGGGATTGGCCATCGGTGCGGTGGAGCGAGTAACCAAAACCACCAGCGCCGAGGTCGACAACCTTGCCTCGTCATTTGGTGACTTGATGTCAAAGGCCACCGAGCCTACACTGGCCAACATCGAGGAACTTGAAACCGGGTTTGCCGACTTGCGCGACAACTTGAACTCGGCAAAGAAGAAAGCAAAGGAAGGTACAGACGAATACCGGCGGCTCAGTTCCATGCTCGATGAGGTGGCCGCAGCCACAGGCAGACTCAACGACAAGGTGCTCGCTGGAAGTTTGCCGGCGGGCACTACTGGTGATACCGGCGGTGATGGTCCTACGTTAAGCGACGAGGAGAGAAAGAAGATATTCGTTGATCAGTTCAACGCCGCGGCGGCACTGCGCGAGGAGAACATACGACTTGCCGAAGCCACGCACCAGGTCGTGGTGGCTGCTGGCGACGAGGCCGAAGCGTTAAGGGGTGTCAATGAGCGCATGGGTGAGATGTATGATCTCAAGATGAATCTCATGACGCTTGAAGAGGAGGAGCCATTGTTTGATGATGACGAGCAGGAACGCATTGCTGAGGGTACCAGGTTGTTGGAGAACGCAGCCTTTGCCGCGCAACATATTGGTCAGGCGTTCAGCATCACCAGCCAGCTAACTGAAGCCGCCTTCGCCAACATCAAAGACAAGAGCCAAGGGTTCCACATGGCTGTAAAGGCTATGCTTGAGGACCTGCTTAAGAAAGCCATCGCCTTGGCTGCTGCTTTTGCAGCCATTCAAGTTATTACCGGCGGCGCTGGTGGCGCGGCTTTGGGTGGGTTTAAAGGATTCATGATGCAAGGCATGGGCTTAGGTGGCATACCACAGATGGCCGAAGGTGGACTTTTTACCGGCATGAGTTTGGCGATGGTCGGCGAGGGACCGGGCACCAGCTTGAGCAACCCCGAGGTGGTAGCGCCACTGGACAAGCTCCAACAGATGATGGGCGGCGGCAACGTCACCGTCACCGGTATGATTCGCGGTCAAGATATTCTAATCAGTAACGAGCGTTCGTTGCTGGATCGTAACCGAGTAAGAGGGTTCTGATGGCAGTTCGTTTCTACGGTGAGTTCAGGAATGACGTCGGTGATGACTTCAGAATCAACATCTACGACGACCAGTTCAGCACGGTTGCCAGTGAACAGACCGTGGCCGTGCCTGGTTTCACGCTGACGTATGAGGGCAACAACCAAGACCAATACCAACCCCTAATACCAAGCCGCCTAGATTTTACCTGGTACAACAACGGCGGCGACTTCGATACCTGGCTCAATACTGTATTGCCAGCAGCCGAAGAAGGTCGCTTCCTCGTTGAGCTGGTGCGCGACTGGGGAGAGTTGGAACAGCAGATATGGTGGCGTGGCGTCTTGCTACCTGAGCAAATACAACAACAGGACGAGGCGCAGCCTAGCGCCGTCAACTTCTCAGCCAGCGACGACTTGCCGCAGCTGAAAGAGTTTACAGTCGAGAACGTACCGGGTACAGGATACAAGAGCCTCATTAACTACCTGCACTTCTGCCTGTCTAAGACTCGGCAACATGCGTTGTATGCTGATGCTGATTTGTTTCTACGGTACTTCAACGACTTCAAACCGAGCGCATATACAGGTAGCGACTTCATCGGTGAGATAGGAGTATACGAGCCGACGGTACCTGGCACCCAGCCAACAGAATACTACAACTGCTACGACGTCCTGCGCAGTATTGCTATCAGCTTAAACGCGCGCGTCTTCCAAGCCGAAGGTGTTTGGTATTTCTTGCCCATGAACAAGTTCCAGCAACGCGCTAACGGTACTGCATTTCTTAACGATATGTATGCCCGCACCGCTGACAACAGCGTTTCAACCTGGGAAAACTTAGACAAGATTACGTGGTCTTCAGACATGCAGATTAATGATGGCACCGGCATCAACAAGATGGCCGGCAACGTCATTGAGTACAGCAGGCCGGTAAAGCGTGTCGAGCGCCAGCGCATCATCAAAGCCAACGAGTGGCTGTTCCAGTACAACACGAACTTCACCACGCTGAACAGCGCCGCCAACGAAATCGAACTAGCCGACGACGATCGTACATACTTTGCCGGCAGTACGCATTTGATTACGCTCAACTACAACATCGACATAGCTTCGGTGACCTCTGAGAACAATGCACTGAACAACCACACGGTACGCGCTGACTTCACCATCAAGTTTGGCGATCAGTACTACACAGACACCGGCTGGACGGGCACCGCAGGTACCAAGAAAGTGGTGATTGGTACCTACTTCAAGAACAACGGGTTTGAATCAATAGGGCAAATCAGCGTACA